AATCGCTTTTTTTCACATCTTTGTTCACATTTCAGGATGTTCATCTTTAGTGAACACTTTCACCTAGTGAACACTTTCACCTAGTGAACACTTCATCTTGCCGATCCAGCAGAACTCGGTGGCGTAGCGGGTGGAATTGTACTGCCGGTTCTCCGTGAATCAATAAATACTTCAGACCTTATCTTATTGAATGTGCCTTCTATAGCATCGGCACTCCTGGCTTCCCTGACCCTTTCGAGATACTGTATGGTAAGTCTATCCTGAAGAACCTTGTCCCTCATTACCGGAAAAGCCATATTGGCTGCAAACCTATAGATAAGGGCATCCGTGTATAAATCATCAAACTCAACCGTATCCGCAATACGGGCTATATATTTAAGGTTTACCGTTCCGTCATCCGTAAGAAGTTTACGGCCTTCCACCTTCCATTCAGAATCGCTGTCAAACATCACCAAAGCCCTTAAACAATACGGGTCTGTCGGAAGGGTGAACGAATTTGTAAATTCAAAATCAGGACCTGTGGCATCCTTGGATAAAGCCTGTCTCCTTAAAGCAAAATTCCATGTGTAACCTCTCAGGATAGAGTCCCTTGTATGGGCGTACCATCTCTGTGCTATTCTGCCAGTAGTAGTGGTATCGGTGTCCAGATCAGTTAATTCCTTCGCACCTATCAACAGTAAGCTGGCATTAGCTATTGCAGTTGAACTGTTCATATTTTCCTTATATAAAAAAAACGGGGATAAGGATTAACCCACTCTTTAGAGTATAAAGAGGCAATGGTTAGGCAAGGACCTTATCCCCTTAAAAACCCTTACCCGTTTTGTGTGTAAAACACAAACATCTTCAAAGTCTGACCCGCTGTCGGTGAACTGACCGCATCAAGTGTTATATCAATGGTATCAGCAGCAGTATACTCATACTCTGCCGCATACACACCAGCACCCGCAGCTTCCTGAAATGTGGTGACAGAAGATGTACTTGCAGTACCTAAAGCAAGCGCAGAACAATATCTGTCATCATCGCCACCATCTCCGATATCTGCGGTTACGGTAGTCCCAAAGTCCTCCCATATAAGATATGAGAGATGCGAATTAACTATCGCACCCTTTGGAACTTTTACCATCTGAATAACATCGGCTGCACTTTCCGAACCGGAGGCCTCGTATGTTCCAATCTTACACCTCAGAGCAGAACCGTTGCGATTAAACTCCCCCCTTACCGGTGGGGAAGCATCATCATTTGTGATTTGCGTACTGTATAAAGTAGCCATAATCAATACTCCTTATTATTAAAAAAAAGTTAATGTTTTCTACTTAAATAAGAACAAAAACCGTTAAGATGGCTTACACGCAATCTCAACAACAGTTGAATCTTCAACTCTTACAGCACCCATGTCAAGATAACTCCAAACCTGAGTAGCGTAATTCTTGGTAGATTCCTCTGTAATTCTTGTCTCTCTCAACCTTCCTATGCCAAGACCAACACCATCACCCTGGAAAGCTATGACCTGTGTATCACTATTTGAATCAGTCGTCAGTCTTTCAGAATGTATCCATGTAAAACCAAGATAAGTATTGATTTCGCCCATTACCAATGCACGAATCGAAGCATAATCAGTTGATGTTGCCTTCTCAAGTTGCAGGAAATTTTCCATCTGAATTGCATCGTAAACAAGACAACGACCTTCCTTGTCTACTTCTGCGGCATCCAGAATCCTTTTTGCCTGTAATACCTTTTCCAGATTAAGATAATCATCTGAACCTCCACCACCGATTTGAATTGTAACCTTCTGTGCGGATGGTAGTGCTTGTGAACCCGAACCAGTTTCGCCAGTAGCGGCAGTACCAAGCATAGCAGCGATGATTATATCATCCTGTGTTCTGCCTATAGCACTCGCCTGCGCCTTTGCGTAACCGTTGGTTGGGTCGATAAGTGTTCTAACCTGGTCGGGGTCATCAATTAAATCAGCAACCGTGTAAGGTGCTAATGATGCCATGCGCCTTGAATGTGGCGTGTCAACCTGTGTGGTGTCAGCATGGCGTGATGTAAGCTGGGTCATAGTCTGCAACCCAAGTCTGTCAAAAAACACTTGCTTGCCGGTCACATTCTCTTTCAGTTTAACCGCATTAATCAACCTTGAATCATCCTGTTGTGACAGGTGTATAAGGTTGTTTCGGTATTGCTGGACAAATGCTGCCGTAATTTCAGTACTCATAAGAATACCTCCCAATAAATAAAGATTTCTACTAATTCCTTCTCTCTTCTTTTTTTTATATCGGAAGGTATCTTAATTATGCAAGACTTCCTTGTGATTAAGTCACCAGTCTGACCAACTGTATGGCCATGCACCCAGTCTGCATTATATGCAGGTGTCTGGGAAAAAAATCTACTACTACTATTATTATTATTCTTCTTCAGGATAAGCCATTTTATGTAAATCCGTCATCTCTTCAACAGCCCCCTGATGCCCAGGGTTCTTTTGCCCCTGATAGGCTTTCATAAACTCACTATCCCTGTGCAACTTATTAATTTTGTTCAACGCCTCTTTCGGGGACATTGTCATAGAACCAAGCCCGCTATCACCACTAACCTGTCCTTCAATTAAATCCTTACCCATATTATAGACAAGTTTGATAAGGGCGGGGTTATCCCTGACTGCCGCTGCCGACACTTCACCCTCACCAAACTGAGTGAGGACTCTTTCTGTTACAGCAAGCCTCTCCTTAAACGCATTTCCCCAATCATGTTTTAACTGGGAAACCGCATCTTTCGCCTGTTCATCCTTGATTGAATATATAGACTGAAGTTGCTCGTTGTTCCATGAGACAAGGGCATTTGCCTGTGTATTATTAAGCCCTATCTTGTGTGCCGCCTCAAGGAATGAAGTTTGCAGTTTTTCATTAACCGCACCTTCCGGAGTAATCGAGGGGTCTATCTTATAATCTATTGCCGCCTGGGGTCTCCCAAGTTTACCGTAGACCTCATCCCACCCTGCGGTATCACCATCTTCCGGCATCCGCATGGACTTTCCTATCATGGCCTGTGAATCCACAAGCCTTTTAGCCATGCCCGTTATATCTTTTGTTTCCTGTATTACGGGTGTATTCCTTATATCTTCAGGTATCCACTCTTTCCAGTTCTCAGGTATAGGACTCGGTTCTGGCGTTATATCCGTATCCTGATTATCAGCCGTTGTCTCTGTTCCACTATCAGGTGTTATTAATTCTACTTCTGCCATGTCTAATTCCTCCCATTGCAAAGATTCTAGCGAATCCACCGAGCTTTAGTTCGGTAGAGCGCAGCGATTATTCTTCCGATAAATTAATTATTTCCACTTCGCACATAATGTCTACATACGGCTTCCTGTTCCCACCGCAAGCACCTTTCAGCCTGTCCTTTATAAAGTCTATCACCATTCTATTCCCAAGTGCTATAAGTTGCGCAGTTGAATTATCCGATAAAGAAGGACAGTCAAAGGTATTCATAAGGTCTTTAAGCACCACATGACCACTTCCCCTGCCAAAGGTATCAAGATAACACTTTAAGGCCTTATTAGGCTTCTGTTTCACCGCCACCCTCCGGTTGGTATGCGGATAATTTTCCCATCGCATCCGCACTTTCCATAAGTCTTTCCTGTTGTTTGTCCTGCTGTATCTGCGCCTGTCTGGCATCCCTAACCTGTATTATAGTATCCTCACTATTAATATACTTTTCCTTGACACCGACAAGCCTTCCCATATCTACCGCTATCTCGTCAAAATCAGGGACATCAAACACGGAAGGCTGAAACTGCCCTATAAGCCCTAGTGCCTCAAGCCATTTCCGTATTGCCGCAACTTCCCCCATCCTCTGCGATCTTGCAAGAGGGCCGACATATTCTATCTCAAGTCCCTGTCCTTCAAGTTGAGGGGGTGCTTCATCAAACGCCTCTGCACGGAGCATTATGCCGAATACCCTTTCAACCATAGGGGTGAAAACGGATTTTTCTATCTTCCCGAAAACAGGGCCAAGTAACCTCTGCATTAAATCAAATGTGATGGCGGATTCCGTTGCCGTCATCTGCGCCTTCTTCTGTATCTGCAACTGGTCCGTAAAGTATGCCTCTTTAATAGCCTGCCTTAAATCAGATACCATGTGCTGTGATACTTCCCACCTTGCCTGGGATGTAAGCGCACCCTTCTGTATAGCCTCTATAAACCTCTCTGGAACAGGTATATTAGTCCCAGGTACATCTTTAATCGTAAAGCCCAAACTGTCAGGCACTAACCTCGAAGGGTTAATATCCTTTGCCCATGCCTGAAGCATATATGAAATTGCGGCATTAAGTGTCTTTATATCGGGTAGTGCGTTATTAGTCGGGCCTCTGCCATATTTCTCGCCTGATGCTTTTGCCCATCTCGCAACGACATAGGGAAATTCAAAGTAACCCCCTTTACGGGTGATGACCTCATCTTCACACGATATATACACATCGGTAAATTTCCAGCCCGGATTACCAAACCTGCCGCCCCCGTATTCTTTAATCGGCATAACAAGGTGGAGGTAGTTAAAAGACTGCTCATCGCCCTTCTTTGCCGCCTGTAATACTTTTTTCCCCGCCTTATCACCGAATTTCTGTTTCGCCTGCCTGCCCGTAAAGGTGCATTTCCTTATAACGGTATCAACAATACCCTTATGATTTTCCTCAAAAACATAATCCATAATAGGATATGCCCTGAAGTTAAGACCGTTAAACCCTCTCTTCTCTATCGTATCCTCTTCTATAAGCACACACGCAGTATGAACGCTTGTCAGGTCGAGAAAGAACTCTGCCATTTCAAGGGTATAATTGGAATCATTAAAAGCCCTGAACATGGCCGTTGAAGTCCCGTCAAGCCACCCCCTGACAGCATCATCACTATTAAAATCATCCCCGGCTATCTTAATCTTCGCCCACAATGCGGAATTACTCGTAAGAGAACCCTGTAGACTTGAAGCAAGTAAATCATTAGACCTTATTGCCGTGGAATCATATACCTTTTCGGTACGCTGCGATCCCTTCTGTTTCCTGCTTATAATTTCATTGCGCCTTATATGAACATAATCGGTTGCATCCTGCCAGATAGTCTTAAAATTATTGCGTTCAGTCTCATTATCGAGTCTGTCAAATCTGGCCATTACCTGTTTTGCTGATGGCATTAGCAGTCAATCCCTTCCTTTAATTTCTGGAGTTTCTCTCTCTTACCCTTTATAACCTCATCGAGTTCCCTGTTCTCCCTTACGAGACAGATGTTCCTCTCCCTTTCCTCTTTAATATCAGCAGTCATCTCATCAAAAACCAGCTTCTTCTTATCTTCAGCAAGCCTTCTTTCATGGCCAACGCTTTTCCTTGCCCCTGTAATTTCCTTTTTCGCCCATTCCTCTTCCTCTCTCATCTTGACAAGGGCCTTATCCTTTTTCTTCCGTGCCTTCTTTATATCTTCTAATACCTCTTTTTTGGTAAGAATAAGCTGTTTTACCTCATCTGATATTTGTTTATGTTCAGCCCTGGTCTCACCAGCCGACTTTACCATCTCTACAATATCCGTGATGGTATCTTCCATGCTTAACTTTTTTGCCATAACGCTGTATATACGGGTAATAATTTACCCGTCTTATCCCAGTTTATCCACCAAACTATCTTCGTCTATCACGCCAAGGGGGGATGTCAGAACAGACGATTTAACACCTATGGTGCGCCTCCTCTTTCTTTCGGCCACTATTTCCTTCGCCTTTAATTCCTCGGCAACCTTCTGCTCTTTGGCGAGTTTTTCGTTTTCCGCAGCCCTTTTCTCAGCGGCAGCCTTATCAGCAGCGGCCTTTGCTTCGGCAGCGGCCTTTGCAGCAGCAGCTTCTTTTTTCGCCCTTTTCTCGGCAGGTGAAGGCCCGCCTGTTATAGCACTTGCTATTCCGCCCATAATTCAACCTTTCCTCTTTTATTACACATTTCTATAATAAACTATCGCCCTCTCCCTCTTCATCATAGCTGCTAAACAGTAATTTATACCTCTCTTTGCTATCTGCACGGCTTAAAGCCCTCTCTTTTTTGTCGGGACTTGCCTTGCCTTTTCCTGTTACCATTTCAAGGATACTGGGCTGCGCACCTGCCCTGCCCATTCCCTTACCTACTCCAGTCTTTTCATCATAATCGGCTATTGCCCTTGTAACGCTTCCCATAATATATATATCCTTAATTTAACAGGGTCATCATTGGATCATAGGAATTATCCACCGCCACGGGCCTCATAAAGGTGCGGACCTTCGGTGTGGAGTGCCTCAACATACCCTCTGCATACCGTGTGGCACTCATTAAATCCTCGTTCTGCCTTACCACCTTACCCTCTTTCGTGTGGTAGGTATCCTTCTCTTTAAACCATTCACGCAGGTGGGAGAAAACCTTGAACCTGCCTTCTGCCATCCTGTTATACATACTTATCAGTCCCACATCCACCGCATTACCTCCCCTGCCTTCTTCAATACCATCTTGAGGCGGGTTGGTAAACCATGTATGAAACATATTACATCCCAAATCACGGTAAGACTGAGCAATACCGACACCAGTATTCCTATCGCCAGACTTTTGGCCGTCATGAGGATAGAATACAGTAATATCCTTCTTGCCTTTTGTATTAAGCACGGCAGCGTGTATTGCCAACTCTTTTTGAACAGCCTTGTAACAATCATATACATAGACCATATCCGTATCCCTGTCCCACGCAATCCACACCATAGCCGTAGGGTGATTCCACCCGCCAAAATCTATACCGCAGGCATGAAACCAATGATCGGGTATACTGAAAGCATCCACCGTAATCATCTCGCTGGGTATGGGAAATACGACCCCCGTACCAATAATAGGGATGCCTTTAGACCTCATTTCCCTTTCGTGAGCAGGTATATTAGATAAAATCTGATCTCTCTTCTCAGGAGTTAAATGAGGACAGTCATCCCATGTACTCGTTAAAAATGCCTGGTGCGGTCTCAGTTCGTTCCTGAACTGCATCTGGACCTTCGTAAGTCCATCTTCAGGCGTACAGGTTATATACACAATACTGTTCTCTATCGTGACCCCACGCACCGTAATAGACGACAATATGTCCTCTGGCGGTTCTTCGTCACAATGCGTAAAGTCAACTGCCTTAGACATAAAGGCTTCCCTGCCCTGCTTATATGCCTTGAAGTCAAGTTTAGACCACCTGCCCGTAATATGCTTTACATACACCCTCTGGAAAGCACCCGGTACTTGCGGCTTGTTAACGCATCTATTTCTATCCAGGCAATTCCTTGGTATGAGTCCTGTCCCGAAGGCGTTATCATCATCGGGATCGCCCAGTAGTAATTCCTGTAATGAATCCCTTACCTTCTCATTATCAACACCGCATACCCACCCATAAGTAGGCTTGTTAAATCTTGTCCCTTCCCACCAATCAGGATATAATCCCGTTAAATGGTAGGCATCCTCATGTCCACCGGAAAAGGTCTTACCCTCCTGGTTTCCCGTAGACAACATACGCATCTGTTTCTTCGTATTATGAAAGACAAGCTGCCAGTCTCCATGCGGGGTGTTAAGATGTTCAGGCAACAGCCCATACGGTATATAATCAGCCAACTTACTCTGTTTCTTCTCTGCGATAAGAGCATCACTAAGCCCTAAAGCATTGTCAATCGCCTCTATCATATATATATATAATTGCAGATAAAAAGAGGCGAGTTACGCAACCACGCAACAGGGGTGTAGCCCTACCCTACACGGCCCGCCCTTTTTATACCATGTATTAATCAGAGTAATAGTAGTAGAAAAAACAATCCAAATGGTAACACATCTACCCCCCTATTATTTTTATTATTATATTATCTTGAAACAGTTATTACACACCCTGCTCCCACCCTTTCGCCATATATAACGGTAGGCGTGGTAACCAAAAAGGCATTTAATCGTATTTATCATGCTTCTGGCCATCCTCCAGTATCTCCTCTTCCCCGGATTTTTTATCGAGTTTATATATACCGTAACCCATTTCCTTCAGGTTAAACTCCATAGCCTTGAACTTCTCGCTGAAAGACCTCTCATCCTTATCAGGTTCAACAACCCTCTGGCCAGGCCTCCCCTTCCAATTCTCCATCAGAAACCTATTGGCATCCTGCACATCCTTGGCGGTAATGGGTATTCCCTTGTAAACGCAGATAGTACCTTT